ATTGGCAGGAGGAAAGTTTAACTGGTTCTGTTTAGAAGTAAAGCATTTCTCCTGCTTTAATTATCTGGAAGAGGACGAGACATTCATCTGCTGGGATAGTACCCGTAAAGACGTATGGGTACGCCAACCTCCGAAGTTCGCCATATTGCAGCATCCGTGCCTGAAAAACAGAATAAACACATACCAGGACTTTTTAATGAAGCACAATTCGGACGGTATTTGCATTACAGGCGTACGAATGGCGGAATCATTGCAACGGTCAAAGTACATGGCCGCCTCATTCTCATCAAAAACAGGATTAGCGCGCGGAAATATGGTTTGGGCGATATACGACTGGAAAGATACGGACGTATGGCGGTATTTGTACGAAAAACAAATAACAATCCCGGATATCTACTTGTACCTGTACCAATCGGGAAGTTCATTGAAAAATCTCCGCGTATCGCAATTCTTTTCAGTAGATACCGCAAAATCGCTTGTAAAGATGAACGAATATTATCCGGCGCTAATGGACAGAATAATCCGCAGAGAACCGAACGCTTACCTTGCAGCCCTTTATTGGGACAGCGAAATGTTCCGGCACTCATCAAAGAAACGCAGAGAACTCGAAGACAAAAAAGACTACAAATCCGAAGTTTTTAAGTTATTAAACAATCCAACAAAGAATTTTCAAACAAAAGGCGGATTATCCAACGCTCAACGCATAATTCAAATGCTAATCAAATACGGACCGATTATTCAGGAAAAAGTTTACAAAACGGTCTATGACTGCCTTGTAGGGGGAGATCCGAAGCAAAGAACCCTCAGGGCAATAATAACGACAATAAATATGCATTATTCGCAGGAAAACAATAATGTAAAGGGAAAACAGCATGGAAAATAAAATAACAGCACCGCTTTCAACTCTGCAATGGGTAAGCAGGGATAAGCTAAAACCAAACGACTACAACCCGAATAAAGTTTCAAGGGAAAATCTTGATCTTCTTAAACAGTCTATCCTTTCAAACGGTTGGACATTGCCGATTGTAGTAAGGCCAGACTTCACTATCATTGACGGTTTTCATAGGTGGACTGTCTCCGGAGAGGAACCGTTAAAAAAACAATTAAAAAATAAAGTGCCAATCGTAATCGTAAAACATGAAAATGAAACCGGCGATATTTACGGTACAGTAACGCACAATAGAGCAAGAGGGACACACCTGCTTGAACCAATGAGGAATATCGTTAAAAGGCTTTTGGAAAAAGGAAAATCTATCAAAGAAATCAGCAAGGAATTGGGAATGAAACCGGAAGAGATATTCCGTCTGTCTGATATATCAAAGGAACAGTTCCTACAGCTCATGGCTTCACGCTCTGACGGCTACTCTAAGGAGCTGTACCTTCGTAAGGTCTAACGCTCTCTCATGTGAACCGCCTACCTCACGCTGTGTGTGCTACAGCGCAGGTGTTCTCTGACGCCTCTCTCTCCTCCGCTGGCTGTGCTGTGGTGCCTTCCCTGCGCTATTTGCTTGCTTTTCTCCGCTAAGCTCGTATAATATCATTTAATTACTATAATTTTTTGCAGAAAAAATCGTAGGTACTTCCAAATGTTTTAAGCTGTGGGTGGCTTTCGACCCCGAAAAACCGTTAGCCATGAGAAATTTTTTCTGCGGTTATAATTATAACTTCACAGGAGCCAAAATGAAGGGTAAAAAGCCTGCACCTGCTAAAAAGAAACCGCCAGTTGTAAAAAAAAAGGAAATTAAACCTGCTGTAAAAACAAAAGCGCCTGTAACGATAGATGATGAAGCCCCGAAAAAAAAAGTAATTGTATCTCTTGAATATTTGGCAAAGTTTGTCGGCGTTGAACCGAGTAGGATATATCAGTTAAGAAAACAGGGAGTAATAACTGAGGAGCCGAAAACAAAAGGCGTAAGAGAAAGCGCGCGTTTTGATTTAATGCCGGCGCTGTTAAATATCATTCGGTTTTACAGGGAGAAATCAGACAGCAGAAAATCTAACGAAAGTGAAGATATGGCAAATACCAAACTGAAAAGATTAGAAATAAAATTAAAAAAAGAAGAATTAGAACTTGGTGAAATTGAAAATAACCTGCACAAGAGCGCGGATATCGAAAGAGTAATGGGCGCCGCGCTTACGAGGTTAAGAATAAATCTGCTTGCAATACCATTGGGTGTCGCGCCATTGATAAGAGATAAAAAGAATGTCAATGAAATTGCGGAAATAATAAATGAGCGAATATGTCGAGCGTTGAACGAACTGGTAACAGTGAACATAGATAAATTACTGGCGGATGAAGAGGGCGCATATTCGGAGTAACGCAATACTTCCAAAAACAAAAACGATTTGCACCCGGCTAATCAATGTACTCCGGCCGCCGCCAAAATTAACAATAGCGCAATGGGCAGAAAAGGAACGTGTTGTTTCCAGTGAGGAAGCTTCCGCGCCGGGACCGTGGTTTTCTGACAGAGTTCCCTTTACTGTTGGAATAATGGACGCGATAAGCGACATAAAAGTTGAAAAAGTAGTAATCGTTACCGGCGCGCAAATGGCAAAAACAAATTGCGGTATATTAAATCCCATTGGTTATTACATAGCGCATGATCCGTGCCCGATTATGGTTGTGCAGCCTACGATAAAATTGGGAGAAACATTTTCCGGGAAGAGATTAACCCCTATGTTAAGGGATACGCCATGCCTGCGAAGTAAAATTGCGACAGAGAAATCAAGAAGTTCTGAAAATAAAGTTTTAGAAAAATCATTTCCGGGCGGTTATATAGTTATTGCCGGCGCCAACAGCGCGCCGTCATTGAAGTCGCGGCCAATTCGCATATTATTGTTTGATGAAGTAGATGAAGCTCCGCATAATCTGGCAGGTCAAGGCGATCCTGTTGAGCTTGCGGTAGCAAGAACAAACGCATTTCCAAATAGAAAAATAGTATTGGCGTCAACTCCGACAGTTGAAGGCAAAAGCCGTATAGTGTCTGAGTATAACGAATCGACAAAAGAACGCTGGTGTCATAAATGTCCGCATTGCGGGGAATGGTCGCAGTTCTCATGGCGCAGTTTAAATTTTGAGACAGTTAAAATGTCTTGCCCCCACTGTAAAGAGTTATATACTAAGGGGGAATGGTTACGAGGGGGAGGAAAATGGATAGCGGAAAAACCAGAACACGATGTGCGAGGTTTTCATGTGAACGCACTTGATTCTCAAATTCCCTGGGAGGAATTAATTACAAGGTGGGCTGAAGCTCAAAGGTTATCAAAAGCGGGTGATCATTCAAAATTGATCACGTTTATAAATACAATACTTGCGGAAACGTGGGAAGAAAGAGGCGAAGTAGTAGAATCACATATACTTGAAGCGAGACGTGAAGTTTACAACGCTCCGCTTCCGGACGGAGTGTGTGTTTTAACAATGGGCGTTGACGTTCAAGACAATAGGCTTGCTTATGAAGTTGTCGGCTGGGGTCTTGGGTATGAATCATGGGGAATTGAATACGGAGAGCATTTTGGAGATCCGCGTCAGGGTGAAGTTTGGAATCGTATAGATGATTTGTTGGCGCGTGTTTGGTCTTATGGAAACGGCAAGCGCATCAGAATAAGCCGTATCGCAATTGATACAGGCGGCCATGCCACAACGCAAACATATAATTATTGCAGGGCAAGGCAGTCGCGCGGAGTTTATCCGATTAAAGGCCAGGGCGGCGATAAGATACCTTTAACAAGACCGTCAAAATCAAAAAAGACCAGAGAAAAAGGATTGTTTATAGTCGGTGTCGATGCGATTAAATCTGAAATAGTATCATGGCTGAAACTCGGAAAGGAAGGAAACGGATACAGCCATTTTCCAAAAGATACTGACGGAATCGCAATACATGGGTATGATACAAACTATTTTGAAATGCTGACAGCGGAAAAAAAAATCTCCAGCAAAAATAAAAAAGGGTTTACTGTTTACGAATGGATATTGCCGTCAGGAAAACGCAATGAAAGTTTTGACTGCCGGGTATACGCAAGGGCGGCGCTGCGGATTATGTCGGCGACAGATAATATAATGCTGAAAAGAATATTTTTAGCGGCGCCATGGCTTGTTAAGGGACAGGGTATTGCAAATGGCGGCAATGAGAATATAATCATAGCTACAAAGAAAAAAACAAAAGCGAGCAAAAACAAGATTGGCAGAGAAAAAGGAATTAACTTATAGGCGCATTTGGGGGAATGCATGGTATTATCTGATGTTCACTTGGAAACAATCAGAGAGTTGGCGCTTGGCGTTAAATACGGGAGCGTAACAATACATTACGCAGAAAATTCAGACACAATTGAAATTAATGTGCAGAATCGAATAAGGCTTGAAAGAGAACCCGGAAAGGAAAAACAGCCCGTAAAAGTGAAGCTGAAAAAAAAGGCTTGACATTTATGGGGTTTATAACAATATAATCTAAATAACAATATATTTTCGGCTAACCGAATATACGGAAGCCCGTAGAGACAGGGAGAGGTGTATCCTCTTTCTGTCCCTGCGGGCTTTTTTTATTGCCTGAGGGGATTATGGATACGAAAAAAGAAAAATTGGCAAAAGCAAAAGCCGAACTTGAACAGATCGACAGCGCAATAACCATGATCTTAAGCGGCGCCCAATCTTACAGAATCGGAACACGCAGTTTAACCAGAGCTGATTTAGCGACATTGTATAAGCGAAAAGACACTTTGGAAGATTTGATCAACGCATTATCCGGAGGCAGTGGAAGATTCCGGCGAGTAGTACCAGTTTAAGAGGGAGCGAATTGAAGAAAACTGTTTTGCTTGACCAATACGGCAAACCAATCTCAAAAGCAAATAACAGAATTCTTGCGTCTGGATATTCGCACTCTGCGGCTTCATTAACAAAGCCGGTTTTCAAAGGCTGGAATTGGACAGGCGGATCGCCTGATGACGATATTATAACGAACCTGCCTATCATGCGACAGCGAAGCAGACAGTTAACTATGGATGCCCCAGTTATTGCCGGCTTATATAAAACATTGGTAACAAATACTGTTGGTGACGGTTTACGGCCGGAGCCTACTCCAGATGCTGAATTTTTAGGCATGGAAGCTGAGGATGTAAAAAACTGGAAATCTTCGGTTCTGCGGTTATGGGAAACTTTTGCGGAAACGACAGCCTGCGATGTATATCATCGAGATAATTTTTATGAATTAACAAAATTAGCTTTCAGAGCGCAACTGGAATCTGGAGATGTATTTGTAACGATGCCGCGCTTTGAACGCCGTAACGCTCCGTTCGCTTTGAAGATACAGGTTATCGAGGCGGACTGTTGCGCTGATCCTGATATGTCGGATCGAATGGAGCATGAATTATTGGGTAACGATATTTACGGCGGTGTCGAAATAACGCAATGGGGAAATGTTGTCGGTTACTGGTTTTATACAGGGCACCCGCTGGCAAAACGAAAATCACGAGCATATAGGCATAACGATATTAATTATCCGCGTTGGGTTTTTATTCCTGCTTATGGCGCAGAAACCGGATTGCCGAATGTTTTACACCTAATGGAATCAGAACGCCCGGGACAGCGCCGAGGAATTCCGATAATCGCGCCGGTTGTTGAATTAGCTCTTACGCTTGACAGGTATATAAAAGCCGAAGCGATAGCGGCGCAGATACAGGCAATGTTTACTTTGATTATCACCTCTGACAATCCTGACGCTGCGGCTGGAGAAATGGATGAGCTGGAAGGAGAGGAAGGTCAAAAAATTACTGAGGGTGATGAAAACTTAATCGCTCTTGGCAATGGCATTGTCCAATACGCAAGACCGGGAGAAAAAGTAGAACCTGTAAAT